TCAAGGGCGCAGCAGGCAGCAAGGCTGACCACACCGACAAGATCAAGTTCGGTGTACACACCAAGGGTACTAAGGGTAAGGGCAACAAGTAGGTTCAAGGGAAAGGTAAGATGGTGAGAGTTCCAAATAGGGATATGAGTGTTCATCTTGCCTACCTTGACTTGCATCTTGCAATAGTTGCGCAGGGTGTCGCGTATTCACCGGATGTCGCTGACGACATGATCGGTCGAATGAGCAAATTACTGGACGAGTCGCTTATGCGTCTCGCGGAGTATGGTTTGCTTGACACTGAAGAAGAGGAAGACGAGTTCGGTCCGGTCCCTGACCGGGAACTGGTTGACCCTCGTGTAGTGTTTGTGGAGGATGATGAGAATGGCTGAACGCCAGTGGGGTGGTCGTAGGACTCCCCGTAATCCTGCACCAGTGTCAGCGCCAGGTCAGTTGTCGCGTCGAACTGATGGTGGTCCGCAGCAGGTTCAAACGGAAATGTCCGGCATGGCGTATGGGGAGAATATGGAGTTTGATGCTATTCAGTCGTCTGCTCCTATGAGTGCGTCTCCTTCAGCGGCTTCACCTCGCGCACGTCAGCGTTCTGCTGGTGCTGCTGGTCGCCAAGCGGGTGGCATGGGTGCTACTCCGTTGTTTGCGCCTACTCAACGTCCTGATGAGCCCGTTACTGCTGGGGCACCGTTTGGTCCTGGCGACGGTCCTATGCAATCTAACATGTCTAGCATGATGAGTGAAGATATTGAAATGATTAAACAGTATCTTCCAGACCTTGAAGCCGCCGCTAATTTTCGTGGGGCACCAAAAACCTTTGTTGCATTGGTTAACTATCTTCGGAGTTTGTAATGATGCGGGTTAAAACCGAATGGAAACCTGGCTCATTCTTGGATAAGTTTAATCGTGCAGCCACGGTTTTAGGTTATTCAAATCTTCCATTGGCTTGGGGCGTAGCCAATGTAAATTGGCAGTCACAAAATGATATGGAGAATTTTCTTCAATCTATTACAACTACCACGCCAGGAACCGAGTAATGGAGGATAAGCGTCCATTACTGAATAGGTTTCTTAACAGTTTAAAGGCTGTTGCTCCTATTGCTGCTCAAAGCGTATTTCCAGGATTTCGCGCTGTCAGCGCAGCAACAGGTCTTGCAGAACAGTTTCCCAGCGCTACCAGAACTGTCCAGTCTGGTCTTGGTCAGGCGATGGGTGCCGTGGGTGGCGCTGTTACCGCTTGGGACGAAGCAGGAGCGCAAGGTTTTCTTGCTCCTGGTGCGGGCTTAGCATTAGCCCCTGGCGCCGTTCAACAGCAGGCTGCCCGCACTGGTGTTTCTCCAAGAGTTGTGGGAGAAGTAAGCCAAACTGCTACCGCTCGCCTTGAACAAACTAAGGCAAAAGCCGCTGAAAAAGTTGGCACTGTTGAAGTTGAACCCATGGGTCCAGTCGGTCCTTTGGTTAATGCTGCTTACCGCGCTGAGCAGGGTTTTTCGTATGCTATTTCTCGCCCTGCTTCTACTTTTACTTTGCTTACCGATCCTACTTCACCCCTTTATCAAGGTGGTAGACTTGATGTTGGCACCGTAAGTAAGCCTAGTATTGAAGGTTTTCAGTGGCGGGATGTTATAGATGCTTGGAATCGTAGCGCAGATGTTTCTTACGGTCGGGCTACTGTAGCGTCTCCACTTATTGCTAATACTATTGGTCTTGTTGGCGGCGCCGGTAAGTATAATCCTTGGTCGAATCAAAGCATGGATGAGGCTGATAAGAATGCTTTCTACAATGTTCTTAGTGGAAGTTTCGATTTTGCTTTACAGACTGTTCTTCCAACAAAAGGTATTCGTCCTGCTCGTATAGCATTGATGAAGAAAAAGGGTCTTACTACTACTGTTGCTTCTGCTGATGATCTTGTTCGGTTGCGTTCTGATTATGAAATGCATCAGGTTAATAGCGCGGCACGCGAAACTTTGGACAGGGTTAAGCAGTTAACCGAAGAAACCGCTTCAGGAACTTTTAACGGTAAACCTCTTCTTTCGCAACAAGACCAAGTTGCTTTAAATTTACGCCTTCAAGCCGAAGGTTTGACACCCGAAAAAATTGAGGCAGCACGAGAAGCCGCTTTACGAGGAACCGAAACCCCTATTGGTCGATCCGTTGTAGAATTGGCTGCTGAAACACGACAGGCTAAAGTAAGATCGCATCCTCTTATCGCTAATTCCGAGGGTGCCGATAAAGATAAACTTGCCAGCATTATAGCACGCACAGACGATCAAGATACTGTTTATGAAATTCTTGCGGCAAATCTTGGAGACATGACCGCTCTACGACGCTTGCAAGAAGCAGCACCGGATCATGTTTGGGCGCTTGCAGACATGGATGTTGCTATCCGTAACGCTTGGATGGACGGTGCGCCGTTTATGCCAACAGGTGAGGCTGCTCGTGTTGTTAAGCAAACATTTGATACTGCGCTAGATCGTGATGCTTACTTTCGCAGTGTTAAAGAAATGTTTGTTAGTGGTCAAGGATTTCCTACTGCTGGTTCAGTGTGGATGCCAACCCGAAGTCTTCTTGTTGAGGAGATTCGCAAGAAGGGTCGCGCCACCGAGTATGCCATTAAAACAGCGGATTGGGATGATGCACCCAAGTGGGTTTCGCAAGTAGCAAAAACTGGTTACGGTCAACCTGTAACTGTTTTTCTTCAGTGGACTTCTTCACGCCAACCGCTTGGTACGGTTAGTCGTTCAGGTGCCCGACCTAACGACATGTACATCGAGTTTGAAGCAATGGTAAACTCTTTACCATTCATGCGGGGTAGTCGGTCTGTAACTGTTGGTCAGGACCTTGTTGACGGTAAAATAACACCGATAACCGTTCCCGCTAATGACTACCGCGCCGCGCTTCGCCAACGCCTTGTTGATGGAAATAATCGTAATCAGATTCAAGATACTTGGCGAGCAATCGAAGATGAACTTGTTGATGCAGCAGCCGACACTCTTGGCATCGAAAGGTCTATTGCTAGAGAGTTTGTTCGCGGCTATCGAATGCAAGCAGACGGTCAACTAGATTATCTTGCTAGAGAAGGTTTTCTTTTTGATGAGGCTGGTCAGCAAATTCGCGTTTCCCCACTTACTCAACGACAGTTTCTTGATTCATTTACAACATTGCCAATGAATGATATTTATTTGGCCATGCAAAGTGAACTTTCAAATCTTCAAAAAGGTTTAATTCGTGGTGGCCAGATTGGTACTGCTGCGTTTGATGCTGGTTTAAAGTTTTGGCGCGTTAACCTTTTGTTCCGTGGTGGCTATGTAACCAAGTTTGGTGTAACAGAACCATTAATTATGTCTTTGCTTTCTCACGGTACTATTCTTACCGATGAAGGCTTGATGGCTACTATTGGTAACTTTAGCCGTAATAGAGTTAAGAACATTAAAAGAGTTGCTTATAATCTTGATCTTGACAGAAGCATTAAAAAGCATGTTTTGCGGCAGCCGGTTCAAACTCGTAAGCAAGTTGAGGCTGAGTTAAAGAAACTTGTTCAAGAGCGGCATGATACTGAACGTATTATTGATTCTCTTGTTGCCGAACTTGATGACATGCGTCTTGGTCGCGTTTCTCCCGCAAGAGTAGCCCGCTATGAGGATGAAGTTAAAGGCCGTTTGGTTGAGGCCCAGATAAGACTTGATGGGATTCAAGATATTCTTGATGGCAGGCTGCCTGAGTGGAGGCAGGTTATTGAACCGGCTAATCTTACTAATGTTCGGGCTTCTTTGCGCAAGTATCGCGCTATTCTTGGTGATGATCCAAACTATGTTAATGAGTTAAAGACTGAGATTGCAGATATTCAGGCTAGGGCTACCGCTCGTGGCGGTCGAATGACTGTTAACGACCGTTCTAAGTATGAGTATCTTGTTGCTGAACTTGAAGATATTCAAAGCATTGATCCGAAGACGATTACACCTGATCTCCGTGAAAGAATTGCCGCCCTTCAGTCTAGTTACGATGACGCTATTCAGTATTATAGAAAACCTTTGAATGATCCTACGCTTAAAATTCAAGAACTTGAAAAGAATCTTCAGCGTATTGATTCACAAATTCAAGCGCGTCAGATTGAAATTGGTGCTGGTCGCAAGGAAATAGGCGAGGTTACTGGCGAGCGTGGATTTGAAGGCTCGGGCCAAGGTTACATGACTTTGAATGTTGGTGGGGAACAGTTCCGTGTTCCTGCTGCTTTCTCTGATCGTGGTTATGATTTTGGTTCTGCTTATCGCGCTGAGGCTTCTGCTGCTCAAACAAGCCGTTTGACTTTGGACCCGTCTTATCGTATGGGTGAAACTAGTTCGCAGTGGAAGCGTTCGGGTATGGCGGACGTTATTGAGCCTACGAATCCTATTTATTGGGATGAGTTGGCTTATGCTGCTAATCGCCATTTACGTGGCGATAAGTTGATTCAACGCTATTTTGAAGGTTCAACGAAAGCGGAACTTGCTGTTTGGTTGAGAACGCCTGAGGGTCAGGCTTACCAAAAAAGCATGGGTAAGAATTATCTTGTTCCTAATGAGCGTTACAGTGATCCGGTAAGTCCTTTACCGAATATTGATGGTTCACCCAGTAATCTTTCGCCAAAGAACCCGCGAGTTATTCTTGAATCAACAACTGAACTTGATGAAGTAATTCGACTTGTAGATCAATACTTTCCTGATCCTAAAGTTCGCCAGATGATTGCTGCACGCGAGGTTACGCCTGGTGATTTGCAAAAGGCAATGGGAAATCGCGATGATCTTTCGCGTATTCTTACGGATGATTTGATTTTTACTCCTGAGGGTCAAATGTCTCGGGTTATGTCTAGCATTAATAGGGTTCTAGACAAAATCTGGAGTTGGATTGCTACTAATCCTGAGGATCGTATTGGTCGCTGGCCTTGGTATCAGCGCGAGTTTCGTGCGGTGATGGAAAGACGAGCAAACATTCTTTCCGGTCAGGGTATTAAGATGACGCCGGAAGCATGGCAGGCTATTCGCCAAGAGGCTCACCGTGAAACATTGTCTAGTTTAGAAAAAACTTTCTACAACATTCGACGGTACAATAATCCTATTTACATGTCGCGTTTCCTTTTTGGTTTTCCCGGCGCAACATTTAATGCTTTTTATCGCTACGGTCGCATGACTGTGCGTGAACCTGAGCGCATGCTTGTTGGTGCTTTAGGGTTTGAAAGCATGCTGAGTAACTATGGTTTAGATGAAGACGGCAATCCAGTGGATGATATCCGCAAGGTAAAAACTATTTTGATTCCTGGGACGCGACGCGATCCAATGGATACTGGGTTAACTGTTCCTGTTGAATCGTTTTTGACTGTTGCTTTTGACTGGCCTGCTGCTTCATACGCTTCAGCGATTACATTGGCTCAGGTAAATCGCATGAACCCGAAGACCGAAGAGATGCTTCAAAGGGCTTTGGGTGAAAGTGGCTTTGACGCTATGTTTCCTTATGGGCTTCCACGAAATCCTGTTTCTGGAATGTTTGGACCTTACCAGAAAGATTTACAATCCGCTTTTCGTGGTGAATCAGATGGCGACTTTACCCGCTTAGCCATTGAGTTTCACGCAGATGATATGGCTCGGTGGGAAAAAGAGGGATCAGAAGGCGACATGCCACTGTTTGCTGATGCCGTAGCGGACACTCGCTCATTTTTGTTTAGTCGTGCTGGATGGAGATTTGGCGAAACATTCTCTGTTCGCCGCAACCCCCCAGGTCAAATGATGAGGGATGCCTGGTTTAGAATCAGGGATCAGTATGGTGATACCCGCGAAGCCAGGGCAAAGTACATGGAAGAGTACGGTGACTGGGCTAGGTGGTACACCTATTCAACTACCGATATGCGTGCGTTCATTCCTCGTTCCTATGATGCCTATGAGCGGGTTTGGCGTGATGATCCTAACTTAACTCGTGAAATCGTGTCGCTTCTTGGCGATGACGTTAGCATGGTTTCTTTAATGACTCTTGGCGCTAGTGACGAGTTTGCGCGTTCGGTAAGTAATTTCTTGCAAGATTCACCTCTTCCTGGCGACAATGTTCCTGTTGTTCGGCGAATGACTATTGAGAAGTTTAACAACATGGTTCTTGTTGATGATGGATGGACTGAGTTTACTACAAGTAAGTCTGCGTATCAGGCTGAGCGTTTGCGACTGCGTACTTTGCGTGATGAGGCCGAGACCGATACTGAAACAAATAAGTATCGTGGTCAGATTAAACAACTGGATAATGCTTGGGATGATTATGTTGTTGATCTTGAATCACGTAATCTTCCTTGGGCCGCTGATCGGTCTAGTGGCTTTGAGATTAAACCAAAAAGAGCAACTATTGTTTTGAATAAAATTCTTAATGGAAAGAATTTTATGGCTAAACATGGTAAAGAACCCATTTGGTTGAAGGTTAAAGATTTCTTGAAAGAACGAGATGTTGCTCTTCAAGGTTTAAAGGACGCAAAAAATTCTGAACATAAGTCCCAGATTAAGGCTGCTTTTGCTAAGTATGTTGAAGAGAATTACATCGAAAACGATCCAGCATTTTTGAACCTTTGGGATAGATACTATGTTGGGGAATGGGTGAGCGAGTAATGGTTTTTCCTCCAACATCAAGAAAAAACAATGGCGGGGGTTTTCAAATTCCCGATTACGAAAGTGATGAAGAAACTACTACCACAACTCCAGGTGCTAGTGGCGCTGGCACTACAGGTAATTCTTCTCGTGCTGAAACTGTTTTTATCGGTGAGCGTCGCCCTTCTGGTACGGTTGATAGTTGGCAGCCTTCTGTTCCCGTATACACGAGTAAGACCCAGGCTGAGGGTATGTGGCTTAATCTTCTGCCGGAGCGTCGGCAAGAGATTGACGATTTGGCTAAGGCTATTGATCCTCGTAGGACTGGTAAAGGTCTTTACATTGAGGCTGTTAATGCCGCAGCAACTGCTCGTCAACGTGGTCAAAATGTAACACCGGCTACTTACATCAATCAGTTACTTTTGCAGTATTCGCAGAGTCCTGAATTGTTTGGGGATGACCGTAGCAATCTTAGTCGTCGTGATTCTGGTGCTTACGTTGGTCCTCGCGCTACTGTCACGATGGCTAGTGAGCGTGACCTTCGTGCCGCTGTGGATGCGATGGCTGCTCAGGTTCTTGGTCGTGCCGCTACTGAGGATGAGTTTCAGAATGCTTTGAAGCAGGTTCGCGCCGCTGAAACTGGAGAACCAACCATCACTACCACTGGTCCTGGTCGCACTGTCACCCAGTCTGGTCTTACCGCTGAGGGTCGAAGCAGCATCATTCAAGAGGCGTTGATGAAGGGTCCTGAGGCTGAGGATTTCGGTAAGGCTACGAAGATGATGGACTTGTTCTATTCCGCGTTGGAGGCGAGGCCAAGTGGCGCGTGATGAGTTGACGCCTAACGAGAAGTTGATGGACACCAATAAAGATGGTGAGGTGTCCAGGAAAGAGCGTCGCCAGTTTGAAAGGCAAGCACCTGAGGCGGTCGCTTCTAAGTGGGGTTTGAGTTACGCCCTTGTGACTCAACTGAGCCAGTCCGCTGACGCTGATGCTCAGGCGATGGCCCGTTGGTTTGAGGGCAAGACCAGGGAGTATATCAGTAACCCTACTGGTTTCAGTGATCGTGCTTTCATTGAGGAGTTTGATGCTCAACCGTGGGCGCAGAAGTATAAGCGTGCCGCGATTGAGGATATGGATTTTGAGGCTCAGTTCCCTGACTTGTACCGTCAGGCTGTTGACGCCGATATTGAGGTTCTTCGTGACGAGGCGGTGCAGTCTGGTGCCCAGTTCACGGATGATGAACTTCGTGAGTTAGCGAAGCAGAAGCGCCGTTTCGGTTTGAACGAGTCGCAGATGCGGAACACTCTAGCGGAGGCTGCGTTCGCTAAGGATGGTCGCGTTCGTGGTACTGCCGGTCAGTTGCAGACTGGTTTGAAGGAGTGGGCTAGGCGTAACGGTATTGGTTTATCTGATGCGATGGTGAATGATTATGCCCGTCGCATTCAGGCTGGTGATACTACTGAGTCTGATGTGTTGCAGGATTTGCGTCAAACGTATCTTGCTGGCGCGTATCCGGCGTGGGCTGACCGTATTGCTGCTGGTCAGGATATTGCTGATATTGCTGCACCGTACCGTCAGCGTGTTGCTCAGTTGTTGGAGATCAATGAGGATCAGATTGATTTGAGTGACCAGTTGTTGCAGCGTGGGTTGCAGGGTGTTGGTCCGGATGGTAAGCCTCGCGTGACTCCGTTGTATGAGTTTGAGCAGGAGATTCGTAAGGACCCGCGTTGGGAGTTTACGGATAATGCTTACGATGTTTACTCTCGTGTTGGGGAGAATCTGTTGCGAACCTTTGGATTCCGATGAGCGTTAACTATGATCTGAGCGGACCTGAGTTCGCTGGTGCTCGTGAGGCGGTCCAGGCGGCGGAGCGTGCTCTTGGTGGTCGTACTCTTGGTCAGATTAGTGAGGGTTTCGCTGGTGCAGCGCAGCGGGGGGCTGACGCTATGGCTGCACGGCAACCCGAAACGCAGTCCGCTGAGGATTTGTACTGGCAGCAGCGAGGTGCCGCTGAAGAGGCAGAACGTGTAGCGGTTAGGGAAGCCAACCGTCAGGGTGCTCGTGCTTTCCTCCGTGGCCTACTAGAACAGTACGGTCTTGGTTCCCTTGCCGGTGAGGTTGAGCGTCTTGTGGGTGACACCACGAACGAGTTGGTGATTGCGCAGCGGTTGCGTGAGACGCAACAGTACAGGGACCGCTTCAAGGGTCTGCTTGGTTTGCAGCAACGCGGAATCCCCGACATCCGTAACGAAGCAGAATACCTGAACCTGGAGTCACAGTACCGTCAGGTATTCCGTGAGGCTGGGTTGCGTGACTACCTGGGAACATCCGGCACACAAGCAGAGTATGATTCGATTGCCCGTCTCGTCAGTGACTTCTCCCTATCGGTGAATGAGGTACGTGACCGTGTAACGGATGCGCAGCGTGTCGTCGCAGAAACACCACAAGAAGTCCGGGACTCCCTGCAACGGTTCTACAACATTGATCCCGCCACACTCACGCAGTATGTCCTTGACCCGCAACGCACCACGAGCGAGATTCAACGCAGGGCTAACGCCGCTATTGTGGGTGGTTACGCTGCCCGTGCTGGCCTTGATCTTGGTGCTGGTGTGTCGGAACGTATCGGTGAGTTCCTTGGCGGTGAACGGGACATCCGTGGCACCCAGATCGAACCGCAGTTGACGGAGATCGCTGACATTCAACGGTCCACGCAACGGTTGGCTGAGATTGAGCAGGGTGAGTTGAGTGCGGAAACGTCCGCCCTTGCCGCCCTTGACTTGGATCGTGAGGCTCGTGAACGTGTCCGCACGTTGCAGTCTCGTGAACGGGCCAGGTTCTCCGGTCGTGCGGGTATCACGACGGGCAGCCTCTCAGCGGGTCCTAGCATATAACTGAATACGGGCGTGACAAGTGAGAGATTAACGCGGTTTACTGGTGCCCCCAGCCCCGTGTTTTTCTAACCCAGGTGCAATTCCTGGCACGTCCACTCCCAACCAGACCGACCGGCCCTGGTGGAGAAATCATAGTCCGGTAGTTACAGCCATCATCTTCTTCCCCGGTTGATGATGTGGGTAGCGATTCACCTAATGAATAGTAAGGGAGTTACTATGTCTGAGTACGAGTGGGACGACGACGATATCGAAACGTCGAATGACAGTAATGCCATGAAGGAACTTCGGAAAGCCTACAAGAAGTTGCAGGCTGAGAAGAAGGAACTGTCTGAGATGCTGGATGGCATGCAATCGTCGCTTCGTGAACGCTCCGTCAAGGACGTTATCGCAGCGAAGGGGCTACCTGAGAAGGTGGCGGCACTTATCCCTAAGGATGCGACCACTTCTGAGGAGGTGGAGGCTTGGATCAACGAGTACGGTGACGTGTTCGGCATCCAGGCTGAGGCTAACGAGCCTGAACAGTCACGCCAGGTTAACCCTGACTTGGCTGCGTTGAACCGCATATCTGAAACCCAGAGCAGCGGTCAACCTTTCACTAATGACCCCGACCAGTTAGCAAGTCTAATCAGTGGGGCGCAGGACATGGAGGAATTAAACAAACTCCTGTTCGGTTCCACGACGGGGCCGCAGGCTTACTAAGCCTCGCACAAGTAACAATAACTACTATTCACCTAAGGAGGTGAAACACTACTATGAGTAACGCTTACACTGGCACTTCTGCTATGGCTGGACTTGTCAAGGCAGCCTATGATCGTTACGTTGAGTTCGCTCTGCGTTCGCAGCCGCTGTTCCGCAACCTCGCGGACAAGCGTCCTGTGCAGCAGGCTATGCCGGGTTCTTCGGTGGTGTTCTCGCTGTACCAAGACCTCGCAGCCGCGACCGGCACTCTCACTGAGACTGTTGATCCGAACGCTGTAGCGATCTCGGACGTGAACACTGTCACTGTCACCCTGAACGAGTACGGCAACACCGTGCTGAACACCCGCAAGTTGGGTGAGTTCGCGTTCAGTGACGTTGATCCCGCCGTGGCGAACATCGTTGCCTACAACATGGCTGACTCGATTGATAAGATCGTTGTCAACACCTTGATCGGTGGCACGAACGTCCTGTACGCCGGTAGCGGCAACACCGCCACTTCTGGTGTGGCTGCTGGTGACGACATTGAGGGTGGCTTGATCCGTCAGGCTGTCGCTAAGTTGCGTGCCGCTAACGCTGTCCCCCGTGACGGCATGCTGTACGCCTGCTACATGCACCCTGAGGTCGCGCATGATCTGCGTTCGGAGACTGGTGCTCTCGCGTTTGAGGATGTCCGTAAGTACACGGACCCGAACGTGGGTAACATCTTGAACGCTGTGACTGGCGTGTACGGTGGCGCTTACGTGGTGGAGACTCCGCGTGCATACACTGCCACGGATGGCACTTCGTCTGCGAAGGTGTACCGCACGATCATCGCTGGTCAGCAGGCTCTCGCTGAGGCGACTGCTGTTGAGCCGGGTGTCGTTATCGGCCCGGTTGTTGACAAGTTGATGCGGTTCCGGCCTGTCGGCTGGTACTCGTTGCAGGGTTGGGCTCGCTACCGCGAGGCTTCCTTGTACCGGATTGAGTCAACTTCGTCTATCGCTTAGTTGATGGTGTGGGGGGCCGCATCATATTGCGGGTGCGGCCTCTCACTTTCAATGGGAAGGTTTTTCTGGATGCGTCGTTTGTGGACTGGTGGCCCTACGAATGTTCGTAAGGCTGGTCGGGATCACCGTTTGTGGTGGGTTGGCTGGGATGAGGGCATTGATGTTGTGCGTGATGCTGCCGGTAACTGGGTTGAGTTGACGTATCCTGTTGATGAGGTTTTAACGAACGATTACGTGTTTGTCCTGCGTGGCGGGTACCGTAAGATCGTTCCCGAGAATTACTATATCGAATTGGTTGCAGCCGGGTATGGCTCCTATTTCGAGAATCTTGATGAGTACACCAACACGATGTTGTATCAGTATGAGGAGTGAGTGTGGCTGTTATCCCCCCGAATCGTGATGTTGGTGATGATGGTCATATTGATGACCATAATGCTATTAATGCTAAACTTGGTGAACTTGCTGCTGTCCTTCCGGTTGCTGGACCGGTTGGTCCTACGGGTGCTACGGGTCCGGTAGGTCCTACTGGTTCTGCGGGTCCTGCTGGTGCTTCTGGTGCTCAGGGTTTGCAGGGTGTTCAGGGTGTGCAGGGTCAGCAGGGTGTGTCTGGGCCTACTGGGGCGACTGGTCCCACGGGACCTAGTGGGGCTACTGGCCCTACGGGTCCTACTGGTGCTGCGTCTACTGTCCCTGGCCCTACGGGGGCAACTGGTCCTACTGGCCCGTCTGGTCCTGCTGGTGGACCTACGGGCCCTACGGGAGCAACGGGTGCTACGGGGCCTTCAGGGGCTCAGGGAGACGTTGGGGCGACTGGCCCTAGTGGACCTACCGGGGCTACCGGCCCGTCGGGTCCTAGTGGTCCTCAGGGCGTTACAGGGCCATCTGGTGCCACGGGTGCCACTGGCCCTACTGGTCCTTCGGGTGCCAATTCGACTGTCCCTGGTCCTACTGGTGCCACAGGACCCACTGGGGCTACGGGTCCTACCGGACCGACGGGACCGACCGGGCCTACTGGTCCTAGTGGTGCGAGTGTGACAGGTCCCACGGGTCCGACTGGCGCGACGGGTGCCACGGGTGCTACTGGCCCTGCGGGTACTGGTGGCGGAAGTGTTGTTGATGTTCTCATGCTGATGGGTGGTTAGGAAATGGCAGTCGCGTATAAAGTCCTTGGTCAGTTGGAGCCGTCAGCGACGACGGAAACAACCCTCTACACAGTCCCCTCCGCAACGGAGGCGGTGTGTTCCACGCTGTCAGTGTGCAACAAAGCCGCTACCGCTGGCACATTCAGGGTGCGTATCAAGATCAACAACGCCGCTGATGACGATAAGCAGTTCGTGATGTATGACGCGCCTATCGCCGCGAAGGACACGCTGCTGTTGACGTTCGGTGCGACGCTTGGTGCGGGGGATGTGGTGCGGGTGTATGCGTCTAGCGCGGATCAGACGTTTCAGTTGTTTGGAAGCGAGATTGCCTAATGGCAATCAAGTCTGTTTCGCTGTCGTTAATTGGTGACGATAAGCGGTCAAAGTCGATTGTTGACTTGTACAAACAGTCAACTCCGCTACAGATTGAGTACGTCGTCATTGCTGGTGGTGGTTCTGGTGGCTATTCGCTAAATGGTCAAGGCGCAGGCGGCGGAGGCGCTGGTGGATACCGATCAAACGTATCGGGAGAGTCATCGGGAGATAACTCGTCCGCAGAGGCATCTTTGCAATTGGACGTAAACACGGAGTATGCGATCACTGTCGGCGCTGGGGGCGCGGCTTCTGGTGCAAGTGCTACAGGGCTCTACGGTAACAACGGTTCCAGTTCGCGGTTCTATTCGATTGTGTCAGAGGGTGGAGGATCAGGCGGCGGCGGAGGGGTTACGCCTAGGCGCGGCGGAGCAGGCGGAGGGCCGTGGGGTGAACCTGTATCACGGTCTGCCACTTTGGGAACCCCAAATCAGGGAGGCGACAGTGGAGCCAACTATGCAAGCGCGACAGCCTCACAAGTTGCGGGTGGAGGCGGTGGCGGAACGGGAGCGAACGGTTCTAACGCTGCACTCAAAGTTGGTGGTAACGGCGGCAATGGAACTGCTTCGTCAATAACGGGTTCCAGCGTCACGCGAGGCGGCGGCGGCGGCGGCGCTCCCTCTTATACGGGTGTTTCTTCCGGTGGCACGACGCAAGGTGCGGGAGGATCGGGCGGCGGAGGAGCATCCATTGCATCGACCTCTACTGGTTCACTGAATGCAACGTCTGATTCGGGTTCAGTTAATACCGGATCGGGCGGCGGAGGAGTATCTGTCAACAACCCTGCTTTGGGTAGCCCCGGCTACAGTGGTGCTGGGGGATCGGGCGTTGTAATCCTGAAATATCCCGACATTTACACGGCAACATTCTCGTCCGGAGTCACCCACAGCACGACTACTAGCAACGGATTCAGCGTAACGACGATAACCGCCACATCTACCACTAGCGAGACGGTTACTTTCTCATGAGCATTACCTCGATTTCTGGAAACTCATCCACGCGATCAATCAGTAAAGCCACATTGAAAGCGGCGATCTCGGTTGAGTATCTAGTAGTTGGCGGTGGCGGCGGAGGTGGTCGCGGAGGCGGAATAGGCGTAGGTGGCGGTGGTGGCGCTGGTGGCTTTCTCACAGGAACCATCAATGACATACGAGGCGACCACGAATACTACGTGACAGTCGGTAGCGGTGGCGCTGGCGCTTTGAGTTCCGAACCGGGAGCAGGGTTCGACGGGGGTGAATCTGTTTTTGCGTCCATCGTTGCTCTCGGTGGTGGTGCTGGTGGTGGGCCGGGACTATCACAAGACGCCGGTTTTGATGGAGGATCAGGTGGTGGCGGATCGTCTGCCGCTACAGGTGGCTCCAATGGGGCGGGTGTTTCGGGTCAAGGAAACTCGGGTGGTACTGGGGTGTTTTCAGCAACCGCATCACAACGTGCTGCTGGCGGAGGTGGCGGTGCAGGTGGGGCTGGTGGTAACGCCGCAATCGACACGCCCGGTAATGGAGGATCGGGCAGCGCAAGTTCGATATCCGGTGCATCCGTGGGCTACGGCGGTGGCGGTGGTGGTGGGTTACACGCTTCCTCTACCGGGTCAGCCTCTACCGCTACCGATGGTGGCGGTGCTGGTGGAAAGGGTGTCTCTGGCTCTAACGCGACAACAAATACAGGAGGTGGAGGCGGCGGAGCAGGAAGTGGTACTAACAACGGCGGCAACGGCGGTTCCGGCGTAGTCATCCTCCGCTACTCCAAGTTCTACGCCCCCACGTTCTCTGCCGGTGTCACAGCGTCAACGGTGCTTGATGGTGATGAGAAGGTGACGACGGTTACGGCGACTTCGACGACGAGTGAGACTGTTGAGTTTGGTTTGGATTCCAGTTTCCTTGTGGAGTATCTCGTTATCGCTGGGGGTGGTGGTGGTGGGACTAATGGCGCTGGTGGAGGCGCAGGTGGTTACCGAGCCAACGTATCTGGCGAGAACAGCGGCGGTGGGGCTTCAGCGGAAGCCGTGCTTTCTCTAAGTAAGGGCATCACTTACACGGTTACTGTTGGCGCTGGTGGTGCTGGTGGTCTTACATCTGGTCAAGCCAGAGGAGCGAATGGAAGCAGTTCCACAGCGTTTTCCATTACTTCAACAGGTGGTGGTGGAGGTGGTGGTGGAAACACAAATACGGTCAATACTTGGATTGCTGGCGCATCCGGTGGCTCTGGTGGTGGTGGCGCTCCTTGGTGGGGTAGTGGCTCCGGTGCATCGGGAACAACCGATCAAGGATACGGCGGTGGTAACGGCAATGATGCAGCCGTTCCAACGGGCGGTGGTGGCGGAGGGGCCGGTGCTGCCGGTGCTAACGGTGGAGCAGTAACAAATACCGGCGGTGCGGGTGGCTCAGGTGTTGCAAGTTCCATCACTGGGTCAAGCGTAACGAGAGCCGGTGGTGGTGGAGGCGGCAACAACAGCATTCCTGCTACTGGTTCAGGTGGTTCTGGTGGCTCCGGTGGCGGAGGTGATGGTGCTTTACGCCTTGGTAATGGATCACCGGGCTCTGCCAATACAGGTGGCGGAGGCGGCGGCGGAGGTGGCGGAGGCGGTGCTGACGCTAGAAGCGGCGGCAACGGCGGCTCCGGTGTCGTAATCCTGAAATACCCCGACTCCTACACGGCAACCTTCTCCGCTGGCGTCACCTCATCAACATCCACAAGTGGCGGCTTCACGGTCGCCACGATCACGGCAACATCAACAACGAGCGAAACGGTAACATTCACATGAGTCACTTTGCGAAACTGGACGAGAACAACATTGTCACTTTCGTGACGGTGGGCCGTCAGGAGGACGACGGCAAAGAACAAGAGTTGTGCGACCGCACCGGGGATGTCTACCGGCAGACCTCGTACAACACTCGCGGCGGTGTGCATTACAACCCCGAGACTGGCGAGCCGTCTGAGGATCAGTTGAAGGCGTTGCGGAAGAACTACGCCGGTATCGGGTTCACGTTCGATGAGCAGCGGGATGCGTTCATTCCCCCGCAGCCGTTCCCGTCATGGGTGTTGAACGAGGAGTCGTGCTTGTGGGATGCGCCCGTGCCGTACCCGACGGATGGTGAGTTGTATTCGTGGGATGAGGCTGCTGGGGAGTGGGTCGCTGCGGAGTGAGATTTCACCTCGTATCGCTACCCCACACCAACACCACGTTCGACTTCACCGCCTGTGCGTTCACGGAGAAGGTACGCAAGTTCGCCATAATGATGACGAACCTCGGACACGAGGTGTACCTGTATGGCGGTGAACATAACGAGGCACCCGTCACTGAACACATCCCCTGCCTGACGGAACAGGAACGACTAGACGCTATCGGTGACCTGCATTTCACGATGGCCTCGTTCGACAACACCCTCCCACATTGGGTGCGTTTCAACACGACCGCTATCGCGGAGATAAGCAAACGCATCCAGCAGAAGGACTTCATCTGCCTGATCGGTGGCACATCCCAGAAGCCGATTGCTGACGCTTTCCCCCACCACATTAGTGTGGAGTTCGGTATCGGTTATCCCGGTACGTTCGCCAAGTACCGGGTGTTTGAATCGTATGCTTGGATGCACGCCGTGTACGGGTCCAGCACCACGAACCCCGCCACCTTAGACGGTAACTTCTTCGACGCGGTTATTCCCTCCTACCTGGAGCCTGAGTTGTTTCCGTTGGGTGCTGGTGACGGCGGGTACTTGATGTTCATTGGGCGACTGATTGAACGTAAGGGCTACAGGATCGCTGAGATGGTCGCGGAGCATCTAGGTGAACGGTTGATTATTGCCGGTACTGGCGAGACACCCACCTATGGTGAACCTGTCGGTGTCGTAGGTGCGGAAGAACGAGCACGCCTACTCGGTGGGGCGAAGGCTGTATTCACCCCCACCATCTACGTTGAACCGTTCGGCACCGTGGTGCCGGAAGCGATGATGTGCGGGACACCCGTCATCACCACCGACTGGGGTGCATTCACGGAAACCGTACAAGACGGTGTGACCGGGTACAGGTGCCGCACATTGGGTGAGTTCGTGCAAGCAGCACTAGATGCACCCGCGTTGGATCGGGCCGCTATCCGCGACTACTCACTGCAACGTTACAGCCTAGACGTTGTTGCACCACAGTACGAGAAATACTTCCGCCGCTTGTTGATGCTATGGGATAAAGGTTGGTACACGCTATGAGTTGCAGATCAGGTTGCCCCACACAAGACCACGCCACCTACTCCGAGTGTTTGCGTGCAGCGAACGTCACCGTGACCGCGATCATCAACAGCCCCATGCAGCGCATGTTTGAGCAAACCAAAACCGAACTATCCGCCTACAAGACTGCCCGTGCTAACGGGATACAACCCGAAGGGACAACCATTGACAAGGTACGTTCGGCTGAGACTGCAAGCCGTCGCCTGGGTCGTCCGTATGATGCAAATACTGACCCCCCCGCGAACATGATCGTGAACAAGAACACTGCCCGTTTCGTGAATGCGAGTAATGAATGAGTACGTTCAGTCAACTGATTGACCAGACACTCATGCACCTGTACGGTTACACAACTATTCAGGACCAAGCCACTTACTTGTCTGCTGGCGTGTCCGCTTCAGCGACGACGTTGCAGATCGCTGACACTACCGCTATCTCGCGTGGCGTGGTGGAGATCGGTGACGAGTTGATTTGGGTGGATGACGTGAACACGTCCACTGGTGGTTTGACTGTGCCACCGTATGGTCGCGGGTTCCGTGGCACTACCGCCATCTCGCACGCTTCCGGTACTCGCGTGGTGTCGTCGCCGCTGTTCCCTCGCAAGATTGTTCGGGATACCATTAATGACGCTATCTTGTCGGTGTACCCGGAGTTGTTTGCTGTCGGTGAGACAACGTTCACGTTCAACTCCGCGATCACCACGTATGCGTTGCCTGCTGGTGCGTTGGATGTGTTGAGTGTGGCGTGGCAGACAACGGGTCCGACATTGGAGTGGATGCCTGTCCGTCGTATGAGGGTGGACAAACATGCCGCTACCGGGTCGTTCTCGTCTGGTGTCACGTTGAACATTTATGACAGTATCGTTCCTGGTCGAACGATTAAGGTGGTGTTCACGAAGGAACCGTCAGCGTTGGTGAATGATGCTGATGAGTTCACTACCGTGACTGGTTTGCCTCGCTCATGTGAGGACCTGATTCGCCTGGGTGCCTCGTACCGTTTGGTGCCGTTCTTCGATTCACCGCATTTGAGTGGTTCTAGCGCGGAGGCTGACTTCTCCAGTCAGCAGCGCGGTATTGGTTCGTCTGCCCAGTTGTCTCGTTTCCTTCTGCAAATGTATCAGGTTCGCTTGCAGGAGGAGCAGAAGGGTTTGCAGACTTTGTATCCGGTTCGTTCGTACTACACACGTTAGTTGAGGGGTTATGGCGCGTAGGTATTATTCTTCTACTGCTGCGAGGACGACGCTCGCTTCGGGTGTGGATGGTTCGACTGTCACGTTGAGTGTCACTGCCGTGTCGGGTTGGCCCACGCAGTACCCGTACACGCTGATTCTTGATAAGGATACGGTGAATGAGGAGTTGGTGTCGGTGTCTGCCCGTTCGGGTACGACACTCACGGTGACTCGCGGGGTGGATGGCACGTCAGGTACCGCTCATTCTGCTGGTGCGACGGTTGAGCATGGTGTGTCTGCTCGTGATTTCGATGAACCGAACGATCATGTGAATGCTTCGTCTGCTGTGCATGGCTTGTCGGGCACGGTGGTGGGTACTACGGATACGCAGACGTTGACGAATAAGACGTTGACGACGCCTACTATTGCTTCGTTCGCTAATGCTACGCATGACCATGAGGATGCTGCTGGTGGTGGCACGATCACGGTTGCCGCTATCTCCGATATTGCTGCAAATTATTTCCCGCTGAATGTTGCCACGAACGAGGAGACTGCCTCGTACACGCTGGTGTTGGGTGATGCTCAGAAGATCGTGGAGATGAATGTTGCTACCGCGAACACGTTGACGATTCCGACGAATGCTTCGGTGGCGTTCCCTGTGGGTACGAGCATTCTTGTGGTGCAGACGGGTGCTGGGCAGACCACTATTGCTGGTGCTGCTGGTGTGACGGTTAATTCGTATCTTGGTTTGAAGATCGCTGGTCAGTGGGCTGCTGCTACGTTGGTGAAGCGTGCCACGAATACGTGGGTTGCTGTTGGGGCTTTGGTGGCATGATCCCAACACTGATTGGTGGTATCGCTTCTCAGTTAGTTTTCAACGCTGCTACTGGTGGGACTGAGACTACGTTCACTGATGCGGGGAAAACGTATAAGCGTCACACGTTTCTATCGAACGGGACGTTCACGATTTCTCGTGCTGTTAAACCGTTCCGTGTCGCTGTGTTGGGTGGCGGTGGGGCCGGTGGTGTCCCTGCTGACGGGTTTGGTGGCAACGCTGGTTCTGCTGGTGGTTGGCATGCAGCGGATACCACACTGTCTGTTGGTGCCTTGTCGGTAACTATCGGCGCTGGTGGCGTGGGTGGTTCCAATGTGAGCATCGGTGGTGCTCCTGGTTTTGCTGGGCAGCCTGGAGGCAACACGACCTTGCAGGGTTCTTTTGTTGGTGGTGGTGGTTTCGGTGGTGGTGCTGGTGGTGTCCCAAGCGCATCTAACACTGCGCCCGGTACAGGTAACCCTACGCCGTCTGCTGATGGTGGTGTGACCACACCGGATCGTGCTACGTATGGCATTGCCTCTAATCGTGGTGCTGGTGGTGGCCCTGCAACCGGAACCTACTTGAATCCAACGTCCCCGTCGGGTAGTGGTGGTGCTGGTGCTGTTGTCATTCAATACGAGATTGCTGGGTAGATCACATGGCTACTGACTACACTGAGGAAGTCGTTGACGATCTTGGCTTCGGCATCACAGCACCCTCCGGTGCCGGTGACATAACACCAGACTCCCAGAAGTGGGACTGCTCCATTGGTAGCCTGAACTTCCTGTTCGCAACCAATGACCAGTTCCCGATCAAGAGGGAGACGGGTCGGTTCCGTCGTGAACGTATCGACACGGAACGTGACCCCGGCGAGCAGTCCCTTGACTCGGGTTACTGGATTCGCTCGCAGTCATCGTGGCATTACGGTGCTGGGTTGTCCTCCGCTGAACCGCTGGAGGTGAACAGTGATGAGGCCAGGTTCCGGTTCTTCCAGTCCGGTGGCGTGGACCCGTGGACTCCGGGTGAGTTGCGTCTGCTGAACTCCACATCGGCTGTGTACACGGCTAGTGCGTCATGGATTAAAGTGGACGGTATCGGCACGGGTGTGCTGGTTGCTGCGAATAATGCAAGCACGGGAACTCTCACCTATATCACGAATGCTGGCGCATCCACAGCGATCACTTACGGTGGGTCGGATACGATTGATTCGTTTGATGAAACAGGCCAGTATTGGGTTGCTTCGGACACTGCCGGTATCTGGCGTGGTGATTTGCCGTCCGGTTCGGGTACGAAGATTTACAACAATAAGGGCACACCCACGTATACGCTGCTGCGCTGGGTGAAATCTCGTGTCATGTACGCGGAGAACGCTGACATTCACGAGATCACTAACCTCACTCCATCGTCGGCTACGTTGCCGACGAAACTGTACACCCACCCGAACAGTGGTTGGGTGTGGACTGACTTCGCTGACGGACCAACCAGCATCTACGCATCTGGCTATTCCGGTGAGTTCAGTGCCATCTACAGTATGGGCATTAATATCACCACTACTGCTGTTACTTTGGATCAACCGATCATCGTGACGGAGATGCCTCGCGGTGAGGACGTTCTCTCCATGTACCAGTATGTGGGTTCGTTCCTGGTGATCGGCACCACACTGGGTGTGCGTGTGGCACAGATCAATCAGGACGGTTCACTCACGGTTGGTCCTCTCATCTATGACGGTGGCCCGGTCGATGATGCTGTCGCTTACGGGCGTTACCTATATTTCACTGTTCGGGATCAGGGTAGGTCTGGTAACCGTAACTTGCGTCCCGGCTTGTACCGCATGAACCTGGGTCAGATCGTGAACAACACGCCCCTGGATTTCGCTTACGCAGCGGACTTATGCACACCTGTGGATCATGCTGGGGATTGTATCGGTGTGACTGTGGCTAATGACAAGTTGTGGTTCGCTGTCACCGGCACCCCTGGCGGGGTGTACCGGCAAGAATCCACATACGTTCCTGAGGGCTGGTTGGAGTCTGGTCGTATCCGGCTTGGCACGATGGAGAAGAAAGCCTGGAGGGACCTGCGTCTGCTGGGTGTGAATGGTTTGCAGGGCACGATCACCGCTTACGCGAACATCTTCGGTATCACTAGCCCCTCCAACTGGGACCCGATTGTTTCCGTGACGGGCGCTAACGAGGATCAGGTCGGTAAACTGAACGTCGCCGTCCCATCCCCATCCACTGACCTGTATATCGCTTTGAAACTGGAGTCGAACCCGTCGTGTGGCTGTTCCGCGAAGATGATCGGGTATCAGATTCGTGCGGTGCCGTCACCTCGCAGGAATGAACTACTGGAGATTCCGGTGCTCATGTTCGATTGGGAGACTGACCGTCAGGGCGGCAAGTATGGCGCTTACGGTAACGCTTACCGGAAGTTTAAGGCATTGAAGGGCCTGGAGGAAGCGGGTGCCACGGTGGTGTTCCGTGACTTCACGACGGGTGAGCAACTGGAGGTGTATGTGGAGGAGGTTTCCTATAACCGTACTGCTGCACCGTCGATTGGTACGAAGCGTCACGGCTCTGGTGGTGTCGCTCGGATTCTGTTGAGGACTGTGTGATGTCTCCGAATGAGGTTGCCGGGTTGGTTCTTTCCACGCTCACGATTATGGGTATTCTGCTGGGTGCTTTGGGTTGGTGGATTAACACGAAGATTAAGGCTGCGACGTATCAGATTCAACCGTCCACTAATGGTGGTAAGTCGCTGTCTGACCTGCATAAGAAAATAGATCGTTTGTCTAATGATGTTGATTTGATTAAGTCCGCTGTCCTCCAGTTGGAGGATGATGTGGAGAAACTAGAGCATGATGTGGAAGGGCTACTGTGATGTGGACTATTGGTTTCTGGCGTGGAGCGGTGGAGCGTGCCGTTAAGACAGCGGCCCAGGCTGGGTTGGCTTTCTTCATTGTGGGGGAGACGGGCATTGCTGATGTTGATTGGGCTACTGTTGGGGGTGTGGCTGTGGTGGCTGCGGTCGCGTCGGTGCTCACGTCGTTAGCGTCTGCACCGTTCGGCCCTGAGGGTACCCCGTCCGTGGTGTGGGATGGTGATGTGGTCGATGGCTAAACTGGTTGCTGCTGGTGTGACCCTTCGGGACCAGATCAATCGCCGGTTCCCGAACCGTGATAAGCGTTCGGATGGGTGGATTGGTGATGCTGCCCATTCTGCCCGGAAGTCGGACCATAACCCTGACCGGAATGGTTGGGTTCATGCCTTGGATATTGACGAGAATATGGGTCGGGGTCGGTGGCGTAATGGTCGGGCTGCGATGAGGTTGGCTGACCAGTTGCGTCAGTATGCTGCCTCGGGTTTGCCTGGTTCGGAGCGGGTTAAGTACATCGTGTATGAGGGCAAGTTGTCTAGTGGCACGTACAAGAATAGGTGGTGGCAGTGGCGTCCCGGTAACTGGGGTCACTATCAGCATATTCATGTGTCATTTACGGCTGCTGCTCAGAAGGATGGGAGCCTGTTTCCGTTGCCTATCTTGGCTGTGAACCGTAAGCAGAAGAAAGACTGGTCTCAACTGCTGGGCCTGTAGTACCCTTTAGAGGCCCTGTGAGGGCCGTAGAGACGTTTTCACCCCCTGTCTGGTATATCTAGGCGGGGGGTGTTTTCGTCGTCTCTGAGGGCGTGTAAACGGTTACAGGTATTTTGTATGGTTACCGTACAAATCTAAAGTTGAAACTTAAACTAATCCATAGTCAGGTAGTCAATCAGGGCTTGAAGAATCTTTGGATCATCCTTGGCATGTCCCAAGGCCAGGTTGCAGTGGCGACAAAGAATCCCACGAATCTTGCCGGTCTGGTGGTCGTGGTCTATGTGAGTTCCCCTGCCGGGTTTTAGATCAACAAAACAAACCTTGCATTTGTGATCTTGTGAATCAAGCATGGACTGGTACTCATCTGGGCTGATCTTGTATTTGTTTAGTCTAACCCTGGCATAAAACCGTTCTCGGTTTTGCTTAACCCAATCAGAAGCAACCTTGCTGTTACAAGGTTTGCACAAACTTTGGGTTTTGTTCTTAGTAGTAAACTCTATCTTACATTTACTACAGTTTCTAGTATACATAAGTATATACTAACCCTAACTACTATTAACTATAACTATAGTATAGCCCCGGCCCTCAAAGGCCGGGGCTTTTATTGTAGTTATAAAAACTATAGTTGTCAACACCCGACACGCCGGGGCGTGTCTTACTTGCCAAAGAAAAAACCAAACCCCATACTCTCGCCCATGAATGAAACCTACCTGAGCCACAGCCAGTTCACCACCTGGCTGTCCTGTGGCGAGAAATACCGACTCACCAAGATCGTCGGTGTACAAGAAGACCCAGCCTGGTACTTCGCTGGGGGAACTGCGACACACAGCGCATGCGACGCTATCGACCATCAACTCCTGAAGGAGAAAGCATGAGCACAGCAGCCTACGAAGCAGGCTTAGCAGCCTTCAGAGAAACCCTAGCCGAAGAGGAAGCCAAAGCACCCGCAGGCCCATGGAGAGCCGGAGGCAGAGCAACCAAAGCCTACCCTAACAAGGAAGACAAGAACTGGTGGCTCGCTGAAGGACCCACCATGGTCCACAACTACTACACCTGGCGGTTACAGAACCCCAACCTGGACATCTGGCACACCCCTGAAGGTGTGCCTGCCATCGAACTAGGTGTAGTAGTTACCCTGCCGGGGGATGTAACCTTGAAGTCCTATATTGACCGGGTGTTTGTGGATAAAGCAACCGGCAAGACGATGATCGTGGACTTGAAGACAGGCAAACCACCGCAGGCCGGACTGCAACTCGCCGTGTACCGATTGGCGTTGCAGCAGCAGTTCGGTGAAGCACCACAGTACGGTGCGTTCTGGATGGCACGGCAAGGCACCCTGGACACCGTGTACAACCTAGACCAGTACCCGCTACCGATGGTGGAACGCTGGATGCGTGACGTTAAGAAAGCCATCGACATGCAGATATTCGTCCCGCACATCACGATGATGTGTGACTATTGTGGGGTGAAGAAGTTCTGCTATGCTCACGGATCACAAGAGTACACACCCGATTTCGGGGATGATTTGAAGGAGAAGCAATGAGTACCGAACCGACGCATAAGATCACCGTGAAGATCGGTGACAGTCTACGGACCGTGCAAGCGGACACGCATGCTGAGTTCGTGGAGGAACTGGAGAAGGCACACGAGTCGTTGCAGCAATGCTATGACTTGATCGTGGCTGCCCGTGCAGTGGGCAACGTGGCACAAACCCCAGCACCAGTGCAGGCTACGGCTACTGCTGAGGTGTCTGCTCCTGCCGCGTTCACGAACGCTAGTGTCCCGCAATGCCAGCATGGACCTAAGGTCGCTAAGAGTGGTGCGTCCGGTAAGGGACCGTGGAAGGCGTGGATGTGTAGCGCACCGAAGGGTGACCCGACGCAGTGTCAACCGCAGTGGGTTACTCGTGGCACACCGGAGTGGAGTAACTTCCCGGCATGAGACTTGGTTGTGCGAAGCGGTATCGGCGGGACCGCACGGCAGCGACTAAGCCGCAGGGAAGGCCACGAAGTACATGCCTAGTCGGAGACACGGAGGGACCCGGGACCGTGTCAGCGCAACCGCCCCGACTGACCATCGGGGAACACTGGCCTAAGAGCGTGGAACACCGAATCTGCATTACGGCGCACCGGCCCCGGTCAGGGGCGTGGGTTCGACTCCCACACACAACCACCTAATCTAAGGATGATTGATGAGACTGCTAGACCGGGCTATCCGGAACATCGACCAAGGCGGCACCACCGTGCCCATGCCGTTCAAGTCGTGGACCGATAACCAAATGTCTGTTCGCCGTGGTGAGGTCAGCATGATCGCTGGCCCACCCGGTGCAGGCAAATCCACGGTGGCCCTAGCGATAGCGATTAAGGCACGGGTACCCACCCTGTACGCCAGTGCTGACAGCCACGAGTCCACTATGGCTATCCGGTCCCTCGCCATGGTGACAGGGTTGCCTCAGGCTGAGGTGGAAGAACGCATGGTGAGTGAACCGGAATGGGCCACAGCCATGTTGAAGGAGAACGTCTCCCACATTCGCTGGATGTTCGATGCGTCACCGACACTCGCTGATCTGGAGGATGAGATCAACGTGTACCGGGAACTGATGGGTGACAACCCTAGCCTCGTGATTGTGGACAATGCTGTGGATGTGACGCACGATAGCGGGGATGAGTTCTCTAGCCTCAGGTCGTTGATGCGTGAGGTGAAGTGGTGGAGCCGGGACACGGGGGCAGCGTTCCTGATCCTGCACCACACGAGTGAAGGGTACGAGGGCTACCCGTGCCCACCACGAGCATCCCTACACGGCAAGATCGCACAAGTACCATCCCTCATCGTTACTTTATCCTCCAGTGAACCTGGCCTGATGGCTGCTGCTGCCGTGAAGAACCGTTACGGACCCGCTGACGCTACGGGTAAGACAGCCTTGTGGATGGATTACTTTCCGACGAACATGCAGTTGAAAGACCTAGACTCGTGAGCACCTACAACAAAGTCAAGGGAACCAAGTTCGAATCGGACCTGGAGAACTACCTCAACGAGTCAGGGGTAACCGCTAGGCGACTGCCCCGGGCAGGCAGCAAAGACATCGGTGACGTGTCCATCACTTTACCCAAGTTCACTATTGTGATCGAAGCGAAGAACGTGAAGAAGCAGGACATGGCTGAGTTCTTGCGACAAGCCGACATTGAATCCAGCAACTACGAATCCAAGTACGGCATGCCCACGGTACCTGTCGTGGTCACGAAGACACGCCAGAAGGGTACCGGTGAGGCGCGAGTGACCATGACCCTTGATACCCTGCTAGACCTAATGAGACTAGGAGGAATCACATGATTGAAGAAAACATGCACTATCACTGGATGAAGTTCCGTTACCGGCTAGCATCCTGGATCGTCAGGTTCAACATTGAGGAGGAAGTAGAAGCAGCCTACGATGCCGGACTGCAATGGGGTAGGGCCGAACGAGCCAAAGGTCTACCCAATGACTGAAGCCCGGTTCGATATCTGGCCCGTGCTAGAACACTACGGCTGGGACCTACCATCCCCACGAGGACCATGGCAGTCCATCCGATGCCACGCCCACGAGGACGCCCACGCATCATGCCGTGTCAGCCTAGACGCAGGGCAAATCAAATGCCTAGCATGCGACTTCAAAGGTGACGCTATAGATGTTGTCCGCTACTACGAGAAAGTAAACTATCCCGATGCTGTCCGTCGATGCGAAGAACTCACTGAAGGAAGCGACCGAAACGTACTACAATCAAGTCGGGGATATAGCCGACTATCTTCTCGGACGCGGGATAAACGGCGAAGCCGCTCGTACACACCGCCTAGGCTTCGTGAAAGAACCAATGATCGGGCATGAAACCTACACTGGTCGATTGTCGATACCGTACCTGACACCGACCGGGCCGGTTGATTTACGTTTCCGTGCCCTGCACCCGGATGAGACACCGAAGTATATGTCTAGGGCTGGTGCGGAGCAGCACATGTACAACGTGCTCGCTTTCCAGGAGGACTCTGATGTTATCTGTATTTGCGAGGGTGAGATTGACACTATCGTGATGCATAGCATGGTGGGTGTCCCCGCTGTGGGGATGCCTGGTGCTAATGGTTGGAAGTCCTGGTACGCACGGGCGTTCAGTGACTACCGGAAGGTTCTTGTCCTCACGGACGGGGATCAGGCTGGTAGGGATATGGGTAAGAAGATTATGCAGGCGATTGATGTGGCTGTGGTGGTGTCCATGCCGGATGGTTTGGATGTGAATGAAGTGTTCCTTATGGAGGGTGCCGAAGGCATCAGGAAGCGGGTGGGGTTGTGAGTGAGGATATTGCTTGGACGGCTGTGATTGTGCTGCTGGCGATGATTGCCGGGTGGACGTTGGGTGGTCTTGTGATGTGGGCTATCGCTGAGTGGGATGAACACAAGTGGCGTAAGCGTATGGGTGAGATCGCACGCGAGGGGTTTGATCGTGGATGATGACACAGCAGGATTGGGAGATGCTGCTGCGCTCTCTGACTTCCTTGGGTATACGGGTCGAAAGCCACAACCGTCAGACAGGGAAGATAGTGCTGGCGGTATACCCGTTGCCCCGCCAATCCATAAAGGGTACGGTGTGACGACGGAGGAACTGGCGGAGTCGCAGCGCAGGTTCACGAACTACGCACGCTTGCGGATCATGGGCACGGGTCACCGTGAGTACGGTCGTGGCGGTAAGCAAACCTTTGAAGACATGTCCTACCATCGGTTGATTGACGAGTTGCGGGATGAGTTGGCTGACGCCGTGAACTACCTGACCTTCCTTGATATCCAGTTATCTAGGTGGAAATCCACGTTGGAGGAACGATTGTAATGCACAGAGTATGGGTCGTGTCAGATTTACAGGTACCGTTCCACGATAAGCGTGCAGTCGATGCGTTGGCGCAATGCATCACTGACATGAAGGAGAAGGATGATATTGTTCTCACCATCGGGGACGAGATCGACCTGCAAACAGTGTCACGCTGGTCACAGGGCACGCCCCTGGAGCATGAACGTAGCATTGGGCGCGACCGTGACACGACCGTGCAAGTCCTGCGGGACCTTCAAGTACAGCACGTTATCCGATCCAACCACACGGACAGGCTCTACATCCAGATAATGCGACGGCTACCTGGCCTGCTTGGGTTGCCTGAGATTGAGATAGAGAACTTCCTACGCCTACCCGAACTAGGTATCACCTACCACAGTGAGGCGTTCCAGGTGGCACCCGGCTGGGTGGCGATGCACGGTGATGAGGCTGGGGTCTCGCAGATAGCGGGGCAGACAGCAGCGAACCTAACCAAGAAGGTAGGCATGTCTGTGGTGTGTGGTCACACGCACCGGCTAGGGTTGCAGCCGTACACGACCAGCGTGAACGGTCGCATCACCCGCACCCTGTACGGGTTCGAAGTCGGCAACCTCATGGACATGCGGCAAGCACTGTATGCGAAGACGCATAACTGGCAGCAAGGTTTCGGCATCCTGTACGTGGATGGGAAGAACGTGTACCCGCAGCCGGTGCCGATTGAGAAGCGGTCCTTTATTGTGGAAGGAACCGTGTACTCGTGGTAGATGATGCGTTCACCCCGAACGAGTTGAAGATAGCGAAGCAAGGGGCACTGTCAGCGTACCGCTCCGGTCGTGGCATCGTCACTTCTGATGACATGGTGGGTGAGGCGAACCTGTGGCTCGTGAAGCATGTCGATAAGGTGCGCTTATGGCGGGATCAAGGTAGGCATGGGCAGAACAAACTGCGTAACGCATGCCGTCAAAGATGTTTGACTATCATCGCTGACGAGCGAAAGAAACGATCCGGGTTGCAGCCAGGTGACATCTTCTACTACACGGCGGCGATGGTCCGTGAACTCTTGCCCGATATTTGGGATGAGGACGACTGGACGAACAGCAGCATGACTGGTGCTGAAGAGGTACGTTCACCGTCCAGGCCAGCGGAAGGGAACAACAGGTTGGCTATGATCGCTGACATCCGTTCAGCGTTCTACACACTGTCGAAGAAAGACCAGGCGTTTCTGGAGGATTTCTACCGTGACGGTGGCGTGTCCGCTGATGTGCTGGCGGCAAGCCTGGAGGTGACGGAACGCACGGTGCGTCGTCGTGACGATAGGATCATGGAGAAACTGGTGGAACGATTGGGTGGTGAGCCACCGTGGAAGAAGTAACCCCAACCCACTCGTGACCTTCAAGGTTCAAGTTCACGAACGGGTTCAACGAATACACCCTCACCCCGTACTCTTCAACAAGCACCCGTTTCACGTCACGCAAATGCTGATCCCACCTGGCAAGCCACGCCAACACATCACCATCGGCAAGGTTACCTGACACGTACTCGCCGTGATTCGTTTTCCCATCCAGCAAACCACAATCCACACCCACGAGAATAATACTGGTCGCACCTAGTTTGCAGGCCAGATGCATCGCACCGTGGGCACTCGTGGAACCCACAAGAATCCCACCCTCAGGCCACCTGCGTGAAGCGTCGAAGTCAAACACGGTCGGGTAGTGTGGGTAGAAAGTGACGTTGCTCAACGATAACGATGGCTTACCTTCGAAGCCCCGGTCACCCTCCGGTAGATGGAACTGATGGTTGGGGTGCTGGGTGGCTAGGTTCAGTAGCCCGTGGTAGTGACTGAACGTGTGCAAGTTAATGTCCCGGTCGTACAGTTTTAGTCTTTCCGCAGCCTCGTTCACCGCTATCACATTCGATCCGATAAAGAAGTCAGGGTCAATGTGGTCAAGTGTTGGCCCCGAACCGAGAACATAGTAGACGCTCATACTGTCTGATACCTCACCTTCATGTCGGGTATACTTGTACGAATATCAGCGAACCTGGAGTACACATCCACCCACTCTGCTGCACGGGCAGTGATACTGTGCTCCTGTAATACTTTGCTGCGTTGGATAGCGGCCTCACGTTTACGGGTCTTATAGTCCAATAGTTCAGTGAGGTTCTGCTTCCACCCTTCAGGGGTGTACGCCACCCTACCGACACCCTGCAACGCTAACGTCTCATACTCCGGTAAGCCCTGGGCGACGAACGGAATGTTAGAGGCAGCGTATTCTAAGCCTTTGATGTTGGACTTGGCACGGTTGAAGTCAATCTCACTCAACAGCACAAGCCCGATGTCGAAGTCAAGCATCTCGTGGTAACGGTACAGTGGCTTCATCGGGGTGAGGATCATCCGGTCAGGGTTCACACCGGCTTTCTCAGCGAACACGGGAGCGTCCGGCATGTGACCGGCATGATGGAACATCAAGTCGTGCTCCTCCAGGAACTCACCCAGCCACGGCACGGCAGTGTCAGCGTCGCTGGACCGCCAGTTCATGGCAGCAGCCCAACCCAGTACAGGTTTCTTGTTTCTCATTTCACGCTTACTGAACTGGTTCGGGTTGATGCTGTTCTTCACGGTCACAACGTCCCGCACGAGAGGGGCATAATAGTCGTGCAAGAATGGTGTAGACACGGTGAGTAGGTCTGCTTGCTGGATCACTGCACGGTAATGGTCACGGTTCCTGATCTTGTTCACGTTCGGGTCCGTGTATGTGGCTGCAATGTTGTCCTCATGGATGCCGTCATAATGGTCGTCCACATCCACGATCAACCGCTGCCCTAGGTTTTGCGCTATCTGCATATGTTTCGGAACCCAGCGGTCCATCATCATCTTCAACACGACCACATCGAACCCGAAGTCGGCTATGTCTTTGCTGGTGCGGACACCGAACCCGAACTCTCCGGTGAATGCTGGTGGCCCGAACGCTACCTTGTGTCCACGTAGCGTGTTCATCGGCAGCATGCAACGGTAGTAGGAGCAGCCGCCGGGTCGCAGCATTCCCTTATCTAGCAGGAAGTCGTCTGCTATGAACGCTATCCTCACGGTTGCTTTTCCAAGCCACACAACTCGCACACTTCACGACCACGCCACTCGGCATACGTGCATTCATGCGGGTCGAACTCGGGAATGGTCAAGTCACTCATGCCACCTATCATCCTGGCATCCCTTCACTACCGTAACGGTCAATCGTAGGCCAGTCATATTTCGCTGGCTTCTTCGGTGCGTTCCCGTCATCATCATGCGTATGCGTATCAATCAGAATGTCGAACCGTGACACGGGTGGCATGTGGTCACCGCACTCAATCCACTGAGCAGGAGCAGAACCATACGTCAACTCCACATACACACTACCCGAACCCCAATCAATCTCCGTATCGTTCGGGACATTGTACCTATTCAACCAAGCCACGAGAGTGCGCAAGTCCTCCACTGTCCGTGCCTCCATGCTGGCGAACACAGTCCCAGTCATCTTCACCTCAGTCATGCAACCTCATCCCCACCATGTGTTGACAGTCACAACCATTACAATCATCGTGGAAGAACTCAGCCTGCTTGAACGCAGCCTCAGCATCCCTCAACTTATCGTCAGCCTTCAACCCAAGGCCACGCTTATTCAACTCTCCACCAGTCT